ATGCTGAGATCCCCCTTTCAATTATGGCGGATCTCATCTTACCTCACAAAAACGAAATATCAAATGTTACACGATACTAGTCTGTCAATCACCATGGAGTTAAACTCCTGCGCCCGCTCTTTCAGCTTTAACGCCACTCCAAAACTGCCAGGCAATGCATCGCTTCAAAATTTTCACCCTGGCCAAAAGATTCAAATCACTATCGGTGATGACCTGGTACTGTCCGGTTACATCGACACGACCCCGGTCAGCTATTCAGCATCGTCTGTAAGCCTGACGGTAAGCGGCCGCAGCAAGACCTGCGATCTCGTTGACTGCTCTGTTTATCCCAAAGATCAGAACATCGCGTTTGACCAAAGCTGGAGCGGCGCAGGAGTGTATCGCATTCCTTCCAGCGGCTCCGTTGTCAGCTGTCCGGATGTTTCAGCCATCTCATGGCGAGGCCAGCAGCTGGGGACGATCCTCGCTCAGCTTGTTAAGCCATACGGTGTCAGGCTCATCAATCAAGGGCAGGATCTCAGCGCTGTCTTGAACTACGACGTAACGCCGGAACAAACTGTGCTCAAAGCGTTGCAAGACCTTACCAAGAAATATGATCTTTGGCTTTGTGACGATCCCAACGGTGATCTTGTGGTAACCAAAAAGGGTTATACAGAGACAACGGAAAGGCTAATCCTCGGTCAGAATGTACTTGAAGGCAGTGCATCTTTCGATGCCTCCAAACTCTTTGAAACTTATCAGGTGCTGGGGCAGACCAAAGGCACAAACACAAGTTTTGGCGCGGCCTCTTCATCAGATCCTCAAGCTTTTGAGACAAACTTTTTTAAAAGAAGGCGCTTCACATGTAAAAAAGCCGAAGGGCAGACGGCTTCCTTTGATTGCTTGAAACAAGCACAATCTTCCGGAAATTATGATAAGGCTCAATACAGTGCTCTTTCTTACAAGGTTCAAGGCTGGCGGCACATTACCGATGGTAGGCTTTGGAAAATAAACACCCTCGTCGGTGTAGAAGATACTTTGCTTTCCATCAGTAAAGCTTCAGGTCGGTTTTTAATCACCAAAGTCACTTTCAATCTTTCCGATGGCGGCATGACCACTGATCTTGAGCTGATCCCGCCCGAGGGCGTTAAGCAGGACGAAGAAAAAGACAGGGACAACAAGAAATCATCCGGCAAAAAATCCGGCTCAAAGAGCACCACTCAGGATCTCGGCTGGATTGAACCTATCGATAAAACGAGGGCAATGGCATGAGCGATTCGAGAATTGTGCGCGGCACTGTCAGAGTGTCCCACGGAGACAACAAGCTCCGCGATGTGCAGCTTGAGCTTGAGGGTGGCGAAGTCAGGGATGAGATTGAGAACCTCGAGCAGTACGGCTTTACCTCAGAGCCTTTCTGCGACGGCGGCACCGACGCCCTGGCAGTGTTCCTGGATGACTCCTCTCAGCTGGGTTTTGCGCTTAACATCGCCGACCGCCGCTACCGCATCACCTCGATGAAGCCCGGGGAAGTCGCCATCTACGATGACAAAGGCCGCCACATCTACTTCAAGCGCGACTGCATCGAGGTTGAGGGCAAGGACGATCCGATCAACGTGCAGACCGCAGGCCCTGTGACCATCAAGGCCGCTTCGGTCACCATTGACGCGCCGACGACCACGTTCACCGGCAAGGTCGTGGTAACCAGCACGGTCACCGCCGCGGGCGACGTGACCGGCAAGGGCGTCAGTCTGGCATCGCATACGCATCCGGGCGATTCGGGCGGTTCAACAGGGACACCGAGGTAAGCATGATCGCACTGGCATCTTTGCGCCGCCGCCCTGTCTACACGCTGCGGGACGGCAAATGGTCGAGGCAGGACCTGGAAACGGAAAGCACAGGGGCGTCGGTTAAAGCCGGCGCCCTTTGTGTTTGTGAAGATCAGCTTGTTTCCATCGCCGAATGCACCGGCACGGTGGGCTTTGCATACCGCACGGACGACGCGTGGACGGTATTCGACTTTTCGGCATCGCACCTGTGCCCCAACCAGCTTGAGGCCTTAAGGAGGTTCTTATGCTCTTGCTGAACGGCAAGCCGCTTGCGGAAGCGGAAACCGACCGCCTTGCGCGCGCCGTGGTGATCTCGCTGTTCTCATGGCGGCGCGCTGACGCCACCGATGAGTGGGACGGCAAAAAATACGGATGGTGGGGCGACTGGAACCCGGACGGCACCGACCGCTTTGGTTCCAAACTCTATCAGCTTATGCGCCGCGCCATCACCGACGAGATGATCCCCGAGGCGCAGGAAATGTGCGAGGAAGCCTTGGAGTGGCTCGTTGACGAAGGCCGCGCCGACTCGGTGACGGCTGAATGCAGCCGCACGGATACCGGCACGCTCAGCGCAAAGATCACCGTCACCGCCGGCTCAGAGAGTTCCGTTTACGATTTTTCAGAGGTTGAATGATGGCAACGGCAGTAAGACCGACACTGGCTGAGATCATCAGCAGGGTGGACGCCGACGCTCAGGCGCGCATGGACGCCGATGAGCTGTCGCGATCCGACACCAAGGTTGTCTTAAGAGTGATTGCAGGCGTGAGCCATGAGCTCTACAGCGCCATTGAATACGGCCGCAAGCAGCTCTTTACGCAGACCGCCGAGACCGCCTACCTTGAGCGCCGCGGCCTGCTCTTTGGCATTGTCCGCAGGCAGGCGTCGCGCGCTGCGGGCGCGGTGCAGTTCACCTGGGCGTTTCAGGTAGAGATCCCCCGCGGCACGCTGTTGCAGACCGCAACCGGCGCTCAGTACGAAACCACCGCGGCTGTAAGCTCTGACGGCACTGCCGCAGTGCGTTCTGTGGAAGCCGGCGCCGGTTATGATCTTGCGGTCGGTGCTGAGCTCAGCCTGGTATCAGCCATTGCCGGCGTAAGCGGCGCAACGGTGACGGTCGCCGTCGAGGGCGGCGCCGACGCTGAAACCGATGAGGAGCTCAGAGCCAGAGTGCTGGCGCGCACGCAGACACCGCCCAGGCAGGGAACAAAGGAAGACTTTGTCGCCTGGGCTCAGGAAGTCGAGGGCGTGGGCAAGGCATGGTGCTATCCGCGCGAGATGGGCGACGGCACTGTGACTGTGCGCTTCCTCGATTCCGACGGCGCAATCCCTGACAGCGCTTTGGTCGCCAAAGTGCAGGAACACATCGAGACCGTGGCGTCGGTGCTGTGCAAGGTGTACGTTCAGGCGCCTGTTGAGCAGAAGGCCGACTTCACGCTTTCTATAACGCCCGACAACCTGACAGTAAGAACCGCAGCCAAAAAAGCGCTGGCCTCGCTCTTTAAGAAAGAAGCCGAGCCGGGCGGCACCATTTATCTGTCGCACGTCCATGCCGCGCTCTCCGCCGCCTCCGGCGAGACTGATCACAAGATCACGCTGCCGGCAGATGACATAGTCGCTCAGAGCGATTCGTTCATTCCGGTTCTGGGAGAGGTGACATGGACGGATTAGGCTTTACCGCAAGGCAGTATTACGGCGCGCTGAAACAGCTTCTGCCGCCGGGCCCTGCGTGGGACGAGCTGGGCGACGCGTCATGGACAACGAAAGTTCTGGCGATCCTCGCCGATGAGCTCGCGCGCATCGACGCCGACATGGTGAAGCTGGTAAACGAGTCAGATCCCCGCACCGCATCCGCCACGCTGTCCGACTGGTTTTATGAGTGGGGCATCCCCGATGACTGCCTTGCCGCTGTCAGCGGCGCCGATATCGAGCTGTGGCGCAAAGTGCTTATCGCCAAGATCTGCACGCAGGGCCTTGCCTTCGGCGAGCTCGTTAAGCTCATCGGTCAGGCCCTGGACTACTCGCGCACCGAGATAGGCACGTTCCCCGTCTACACCGTGGCAAGCCGCGTCGACAAACGCATCTACGGCTCACGGTGGCACGACTGGTTCATGACCATTACGATCGACGGCACGAACGTGCAGCGTTTCCGCGCTACCACCCGCGTCTCACAGCCTCTGGCTATGTGGGGCGATCAGATTTTCGAATGCCTGGTTAAGTCGCTGGCGCCCTGCCACTGCGGCATCATCTTCCAGTACGGTTCCAATTCTTACAACTGAGGTTTTAATCATGGATTCTCATTTTTACGAAGCCGACGCGGTCAAAGCCGCCCCTGATCTCTCCACCCTTGCTTCCGAGGGCTACCCCACCGACGGCTCTCCTGAGCTTGGCACTCCTGCCACTCTGCCCGGTGCAGCGTGGTTCTACTCTCTGGGCGAGGAGATCAGAAACGCCATTATTGCCGGCGGCAAGACGCCCGACAAGTCCTCAGTGGATCAGCTGGGCGGCGTCATCACTGACATCAAGACCGCTCTGTCGGACGCCTCTGATACCTACGCCACCAAAGCCTCGCTCATAGCCCGCCTTCCTGCCGGCGTCATCATTCCCTTTGCGGGCACGTCCGTCCCCGCGGGCTATCTGCTCTGCAACGGTGCCGCGGTAAGCCGTACAGACTATGCAAATCTGTTCGCCGCCATTGGCACTCTCTATGGAGCCGGTGACGGTTCTACTACATTCGCCCTGCCGGATTTGCGCGACCGCGTGTTGCAGGGTTCAAGCTCGACTCATGCCGCAGGTTCTTACATCGCGGCGGGATTACCGAACATTATTGGTTACAACGGTTCTAACGGCACTGGTGCGACAAACTTTACTCCGACTGGAGCAATGTCGACATCATATGCTTCGCAGACGGGTGTCGGTTATTCCATAGTACCAGCGGCAGATGGAGTTCTCAGAGATACTAGAATGGATGCTTCAAAATATAGCGCAATTTATAGTGATTCAGTAAACACAGTGCAACCGCCTGCCACGGCTGTTCAATACTTAATCAAATACTGACACACTGAGGCCGCCTGCCGCGCCTGAGCACCCACGATTTAACACCCGAGGGCATCACCCTCAGAAACAGACTGTCACCAAAGCGCACGGTGTAGCGCTTTTGACGCGGTTCCATTTTCGATATCTTCATAAGAGGTAATTCCAATGCAAGAGTTGATAACCGCCTACCGTCATGACGCTGACGGCTGGTATTTGGGCGAAGACAAAATCATGGCCGGCATGGTTCCGCCCGATGACGTCATGACCGCTCCGTCCGTAAAGGACGGATACTGGCAGAAATGGACGGGCAAAAAGTGGACGCAGGTTAAGAAACCGTCCACCTGCGCCGAGGCGGTGGAAGCCGGGCTGTCGGTGATCTCCAACGCACCTGACGCCCACAGCCGTGAGGTCGTGGCGCTCATTGACGCGCTGGTTGAAGCCGAAAAGGACAAATACCGCAGGGCGAGCACCGGGGATCTTGAGGCTCACATTGAAGCCATCCCGGAAAAGACCGAGGACGAGAAAGCGCTCGACACTCTGAACGACAAGCAGTCCGCGCTGGACGCGCAGATCTCGGATCTTAAAGATCAGCTTCTCACCGCCACCCTTGCGGGCGACACCGATGCGGTCGAGAGCATCAAGGCTGAATACTCAAAGCTGATGGAGGCTTAACATGTACATTACTAAGCGTTGCAAGGCCTGCGGGGCGGTGCTGGACGATGAGGGCTTTTGCTCCAAGCCGTGCAAGTACGGCAACCTGCAAAAGCAAATAGCCGAGCTTCAAAAGAAGATCAAGGACGAAAAGTCGGAGGCTTCAAATGCAAACCAGACTGCATCAGCATAACGGCATCGTGGGCGAGGGCGTCAAATTTGAGCGCATCCGCCGTGTCACCGGCTACCTTGTGGGCACGCTTGACCGCTTCAACGATGCAAAGCGCGCCGAGGTTAATGACCGCTTGAAACATATGCATTTATAGCCTATAATTAAAGTACGGTACGGAGCAGGACGTCCTTGTGCTCCCATGCCACCCCTCCTCGCTTCAGGCGCCGCAAGGCGTACAGCGGACCAGCGGAGGGTTTTTCAGCCCTTACGGTGTCGGACTTAAGTGCCTCGGCTGTAAGGTCCCCAGGCATTCGTGCCTGGGGGGATCCCCGACGTTCGCCTCCCTGCCCTGCCACAGTCGTAACTCTAACGCGTAACTTCATTTAAAGTTACGAGCTAAAAAATCAATAAG